ATAAAACATTCATCGGGTACAGTCAAAATATGAATATCGCAGGCAGAACGAAAGGTGCTTGTGATAGACATAAGAAATCTGGAACAGTTTGTGGAGAGCCTGAATTGGCTATGAAGGGTGGTGATTGTGATGAAGTGATTTTTATGAAGAAAACACGTGATGGACCACTCATCAGGGTTAGTAGCCCTTTTTTTTAATCATAGATATAATATAGATGTCTGTTATTGGAACTGGTGCGACGGCATATAATTATATTAAGGGTTAATCACTAACGTTTACAGGAGGTGCTTCAAGTATCTCAAGTTCATAGACACCTTCTTGAACTTGAGATGGGTTTGTAGAGGAGGGCGAACATTATACCTTTAGTGTCTCCCACCCTTTTATACTGATTTCATTCTCTTCACACCACGGATAAATCTCATCGTCACCACCGATGAAATTTATAGCGCTCACCCCATTTTCAATACATGTATCACATATGGCCTTATTATCATCGATAATGAGACCAATGTTGAGGGCACGACAAATATCAGCCTTATGTATTTCGTTTGGTGTATAACTATTTGTGAGTATTATATCGTCAAAAATGTTTGGAAAATATGTATCTATCCAAGCTTCTGTTTCTTTCCGAGATATATCTTGACGCCCAGTAACGATATACATTTTTTCACTACACCTCTTAATTTTGTACATCGCTCTTTGAGCACCTCGTATCGGTTCTAGAGCACGAAAATTGGGAGATTTGTAAAATTCTTGTACCATCTTTTGAGATTCTTCTTCTGAGATATCAAAAATGTCCCGATAGACGTAGCTATATTTTGATTTGTTGATCGTTTTATTGTGATACTTAGACATGGGTTTGAGAAAGGGAACAAGAACTTCATCGATGTCGATCGCAATCCTGTTCATTTGTATAACTATATATTATTCATAATCTCTAACTACCACACCGACGGGAAAACGTGGAATACCAAGAGCCGTTAGGTTTTGGTATCGAACTGTAAGTTGTTTTCCTATATAGTTTCCCCGGTCTTGGAGAAATTTTCGACGCACTTCGAGTGTTCCCTCTGGTCTCACAGAAAATGTATGACTCCCTACTTTACATATCCAGATCGCTGTACCTTTCTCACGACCTGTACCTTCTTTAAAATCTACAATTGTGAACTCATCCGTTTGAAATACTTTGTACTTCAGAAGATAGTTGCTTCGCTTCCCGATCTCATACACACTCTTAGCATCTCGGATCATGACACCCTCATACCCCTGTTGAACAAACATATCATGGTACCCTTGCATATCACTCTTCTTTTTCACGAGGAATGTATCAACTGTAATTTCACCTTTCCGTTCCTCGAATGTCAGACTCGGTCTCCCCAAATCGAAGTAATCAAACACATGAAACTCGAGATCTTTTGGGTTCATCTTAAACATACTCGTAATTTCCTCGAACGTTTTGTTGGGGGCATAACATTCCCCATCAAGGTATTCTCCATCTTTGAGACCCCTAGCTAGGTGTTCGACACCCTTGACAGGCTTGCCAGTTCGAGAAAAACATCCTTTATTAGACACAAGTAAACGAACTCCATCAATTTTGGGTTGGACATAGAATGGTTCAGTGATGTACTTGTGACGATCTTCCCATTTGTTTGCCAACATAGGAAGAATTTGAGTACATCTGGTTCTTTCATTGTTCCACATAGTTTGTGCCCGAGCAAGAGCCTTTTCATAGCCAGTCTTGACATTGGTTCGCGACTCAGAAAACTTTTCATTTCCCAAAACACCAGATATCTTCACGATGTCTGCAGTTCCATCTCCCAAATCCTCGACTTTAATGTCAATGTAGCGGTCGTTGCCGTGTTTATCTTGTCTGATAAGGCGTTCCATTGTGCAATATGCGGATAATTAAATTCTCATCTTTAAATAGATGTCAGAATTACCCGTTATAAACTATGGCAGAATGGAACGACTTAGGCCTCCAGTAAGTACTACAGTACAAATGAATTTGAATACTTTTTGTGTTATTTTGATATTTATATGTGTATTGGTGATGTATAAACGCTCAATTGGAATTACTCAAGAGCGTGAACGATTCCATACTTGAGACAGTCTTTTGGTGAGAGGTAAATATCTTTCTTCATGAGCTTCTTGAGCATTTTATCCGGAATCTTTGTCTTTTCAAGATACATCTTCTTCAACATTCTCATAAACTTGTCCGTTGATTTCAGCTCATGTTTAAGTTCCTGGAAATTACCCCACATCTCAGTAGAAATTTGATGAATGAGAACGTATGCATTCTTCCCCATTCGTCTCTCAGAACCCCCAAGAAGCATGAATGTAGCTGCACTACAACAAGAACCTTGGGCGATTGTAACAATCTTTACACGAGACGATTCGAGAGTGTTCATCATCGTCATACCAGCAAAGATACAACCACCTTCACTCATGATATGAACCCTAATTAGGGGTTCGTACCCAAAGAGTTCAGCTTTCTTTTTAAGAAGTTCAATCTCCAGCTTCTTAAATTTTTCAACGAATTCAAGAGCGTTTTCGCGATCAACGTCGGCGTAGAAAAGAATTTCATTTCCGATAACTTTAACACATTCATTAACTTCAATTTCTTTTTCATCTTCCGTAGGCATTGTTCAATGCTTTCTTTACTCTTGTGACGTCTCTCGATTTTAAGCCATTTCCAACAGCGAGGTGATTGATGACATCAAAATCTTGTGGGGTAATTTTATACTCCAGCAGTGGCGCCAAGTCTCCTTTTTCTGCATATTTCTTTAATAGGCACAACTCTTCCGTACCCAACCCCATCCTCGATTTCTTCTTAATTTCCTCATACTTCTGTTTGCGCATCTTGTAGTTTCCAAACTTTGTCCAACAACTTCCAGGTCTAATTTTATCTCTCACGAGTGGCTGACCGAGTGCAGTCTTTGGTATCGTTAGAGCGTGTAACACGAAATATGGCATCAGATTCCACTCACCTTGAGAATACATATGTGTGTCATACATGTCAGCATCAGAAAAGGATCGTGATGCTCTTATGATGTCAATACCCACCGAGTCAAGGTAGTTTTCTTGAAATATATCCCATATATGACCATGTTCAGATATTCCATCGTAAATTTCTATTGGACCAGGGTCTGAAAGAACTCCGGTTATGAATTCTTTTGGACTTTCAAAGTCATCCATTTCATCATACCCCTCCATGTATGTAAAAAAGTTTCGTATATTTCCTTCTGCTCGCACAGCAGCATTTTCAACTTCGGGTCCCGTTTTATCTGTCAAGGTTTTCAAAACCGTTGGTGTATGTTTAGGGATAAATACGGTTTCAAAATTTGGATACATACACATATTCGTTGTGGTCACCAAGAGGGATCCACGAGAAAGTCGATCACCATCCGCAACTTTCTCTATTATGGGTTTAAAAGTGGTATCATAGTCTTCGATAAACACATGTTTCGTGGAGGGTTTTATGAATGGGAGGAAAAGTGATTTACTCTTTAGATGTTCAGACAAAAGTTCAACATTATTCAAACCTTCAAGGACAGCTTTGAGTACAAACGATTTTCCCACCCCCAATGAACCACATATGAAAACATTTTTACGTTCACGAATGTATCTACGAATTAGATCAATTGTTTTTGTATGTATTGTGGAAACAACCGGATCTTTTTTTTGCTCAACTATTCTAATGAAGGAATCCATTGATGACTTTACTAATCAGGCCATAGATTTGGTGCTTGAAAATAACGCACTTCATAAACGTATCGTAGAACCTTTAAAAAGGAAAATTTTACCATACATTGTTTCAGGTATTCTTACCAATATGGTAATGTTTATTCTTTTGGTGTACCTTGCTCGACGTCTATCTCTTCTTCCTCTTGCTCTTCCTCTTCCTCTTCCTCCATTTCCTCATACTCCTCTGGGTCTTTAGATAAAAATGTACCAACCTTTTCAAAAATAGTGTCTTTGGTTAGGGCCCGAATAGGTTCCACAGTTTTCGGTAATTTCAGATGCGGTATAGGACGAACAGTTAAAACTTCTGGTTTTGTGAAAATACCGTCCATTGGATACTCTTTTTCGAAATTCTTCAGAATCTTTTTAGGAACAGCAGGACATTGTTCAAGTAAACGATCGTATTCAGCTTTACATTCTTCAACAAATTTCAAACCCTCCTTTTTACGTTCTTCGCGGGGGAGGGCTAATTGAAGTCTAATATTTCTCGAAAGACTTCCATGACTCAATGCAGATGTTCGATGGTTCTCCATCAACTCATTCACCTTAAGGAACTGCATGATTGTCGCGATCAAACCCGCGATAAGATTCAAACCACCAATGATGGATGGTGCTGCGGGTTGTATACTCAAGGGTAAAGTACTCTGCGCAAAGTTTGCAGTACCAGTGATGGTTGATAAGACGATGACTGGTAAATTAAAACGCAGACTCAATTTTTTATACATCATAAATGATCGATGGTGCATATATCTGTAGCACGCACACGCCTCACCCCACTGACGCAGTACGTTCTCGTGATACTCATTCCACATATCTCCCATATTAATTTCTTCTGACATCTTATAATAGATGAACATAATATTTTTTATACACGTCATCTTTCTCTTGGCTATACTGATTGTCCCGTTCACAAACAACCAGAAGAACCTCGAATTTTATTCAATGCTGATTCCATTTCTATTTTATCATTGGTCCGTGAATGATGACACTTGCGCACTCACCCAAGCGGAGATGTTCGTGACAGGGAAACATAAAGAGGAGACATTCATGGGACGCCTGGTCGGTCCGATCTATAAGATGGAAGACAATGAAGTGAACAAGTTGACCAAGACCCTCTTTTTCGCACTCTGGGCATTTGTGCAGTACCGACTTGGACATTTTAAAGAATTTACAAGGGATATCAACCAAACACTTAAAAGTATGAAACTATGATAAAATAGTCATAGACATTACACTTACTAGGGAAATCGAGCACATGAAAATTGCTAAAGAAAGTACCTATATATAATTTATTGGTGAATCACCTATAAATTTGAACTTGTCAAAAAAATGAACACAAGACTTGAAATTGTCATACACAATCATACATAACGCATCCGCTATGTCGTGTTTTCTCTCATAGGGAATTTCACCTTCTATATACTTTTCTGCTATGGATACTGTTCTCTCTTTTCTTTGGTCATAGTCTAGATGTCGCATCCCAAAATGTACATGCATGCTCACAGGTGAAACTAATATAACCTTCTCTTTGAACATGTAATGCAAAAGAATCTCAATATTTTGAAAGCCACCAGGTGGTTGTCGTTCTATAAGTATTTTGTCAGCTGAATCGAAAATACTTTGGTGATCTTCTACAAATAAAGGAATAGTGTCTACAAAATCATTTGACTTTATATATTTATAATCTTCCAAACTTACCTTCTTTAGGAACTCCACCGTAATTTTTGGTCCAGATAAAGACTCTGCTAAAACTAGACCCATATTATGAAACCCAATGTCTATAGCCAACACCTTCATGTCTCTAGGTGAAAGATTTTCCTTAACTATAGTAAATGAAGAACAAGACAAAGACTCAACTTTTGTCGATGATCCTATTCGTTTCGATTATAGTCATCGTGTATCTCATCCAAAATCCCCGTGTTGTTAAGGTTCCAGTCAAAGTTCCCACCATGATGGTACCCCAAAGACCCATGCGTTCTCAGGAAATTCGTCGCGAACCAGAGTTTAGAGGTCCACCTATCAAGAAATACAAACCTGGTCGCATGCAACAGATGGGTCTTATCACGAATGGTGATGAGACTCTCCCCCTTTATGGGAAGGAAGTCCGTGGTCGCCGCGATCGTTACAATTATTACACAACCACGGGTGGTGAGAATCTTTACCCCATTCCAGTGAGTCATAATAACCGCGACTGCATGGAAGACATTGGATGCCAAGAAATATATGGAAATGAATCAGTCTCAGTGACTGGTAAGACTGGTTCATTCGCAGTGAATATGTACAGGACAGACGACTTTTTTTAGAAGCGTTTTTTAATATCAGATAAAACGCGTGAAGTTGACGAACTGCAACAACACGAGCATACACATGCAGCCATGAGCATCGGTGGTGTTTTGAATGGCATCTTTGTAATTCCATACACCACAAGCATGGAACAGAATATGCTACAGATATAAGAGGCAAGCCATTGTAAATCCATAGGTTTATCATTTCCCTTGAAGAGATCAGAAATGAATGGGATTTTGGGCATATCGAGACCTGGGATCAAAGAAAACAAAGCTCCCATTTACAATACGTCAACAAAATTTATTGACCAGATCATATTCCCGCCTGTGGAATCCTGGTGTCCTCGTCAGTTTTGCCTTTTCAAGTAAAAGTTCCTTAATCGTATCTTCATCGAGATGTTTGAAAAAGTCCTTCTTCACCTCGATGTCGTCAAGTTGATGTTTCTCACGATTACTTTGGACATATGGCCAAGTATGTTTTCTCAATGATGAAACCTCCTCCTCAAGCTGTCTAATCCTCGGTAGTAGAACTTTATGAATAAGTATTTTAAGTTCATGTACATCACTCATCTTACCCTAATTTCATAATTTATCTTTATACACTGTAAGTATGACACCTGAAAAACGCGTATTTGTAAAAAAGGTGGCGCATGGTGTCAAAGACTTGATGGAATATTTGAAGTGTGGAAATAAAATCGCTCTAGAACCCCGAGATGATATTGAAAAGTTTATAAAAAAACAAATATTCACCCAGAATGAGTTTTCAGTTGGAAAGTTTCGGATGGCGTTGGATATGCTAAATTCTGAAACTCTATCACCTATACTCATTTACTTCGACACCATCGGTATAACAATCGATCGAGCATTTACAATGGCATCACCCAATCCACTTCTCTTCGCGAAAAGTGATATGGAATTTGCAAAGCTGATTAACGATGAAGACATCAAGACGTTTTATGATTTTCTCATCTATTAATAAATGCAGTATAGGGACTTGAAAAATAAAGCTAAGAAATTAGGTCTGCGCCAATATTAAATGCCAGACGTGAAACAACTTCAGGAAGCGAAGAAAAAGTTGAAGAAGATGCCCAAACCAAAGGGAAACACTCCCAAGATCCCTACTGCTACGATATTACGTCTTATCGCCGCGGATCCTAAGATTAAACGGGATAAGGCGTTTGTGAAACGTGCTCTCGAACTCGCAAAATTAAATAAGTGATATATATATAAGATGGCACAAATCCTTCTTGTTGTATGTGCACTCTCTTGCTGTTCATCATCCTCTTCAGCCGCCGCCTTTTTCTCTGGTCTGATTCCTAGAACAGAGCCACACTTCTTGAAGGTGTCGGGAATCAATGATTTCGAGAATCACTCGCCCTTTTTAAATGATGTTGTTAAGAAAAGAACCGATGCTCTAAAAACAACGATTGAAATCGAGTCAGAAATGGACAAGATTAGCGAATCCAACCCCAATGATGTTAAGGCATTCTGTGCTACTGCTGACAAATTTGAAGCTATTAGTACTACTCCTCCTTATAACCAACCTGGTGATATACTAACCATCGGTGGTATGAAAAAACCCGCGGTTGTAGGACAAAACGCATTTGATTCAGCTGGAGTTCCAAGGACTCTAATGGCATTCGCCGCTAGGGGGTTATGTGAAAAGTAACCCCAAACTTCTTGGTGATGATCTTTTTAGCACCCTCAAACGATGGATGACCCCAGAGGTACCAGCGGGACCAGAAACCAGCCCTACCGATACCACTCAACTTCCAATCTTCTTTATCACTCGATGTCACATTGAGCATCATTTTGTGGATCCGTTCTGGATCTCTCTCTGCTATTGTCCTCTTGGGTACTCGACCACCATGTCTGAGTACGTAGGAACGCATACGTGAAGGATTCTTGTGTTTGGTGTAATCGGAATATCCGCTGGCACCAAAGTCAACAGTCCTGCCGTCTTCTAAGACAGCCCTGATTTTTTTTTTACGATCAGGACTTTTAATAATACTGACGCGCATACTTATATTTTACTAACATAATTTACTTGCACGCCATGCAACCGTAGGCTTCCTTCTTGGGGAGGAAGAAGAGTTGCTCAGGGCCACGCTTCACACGGTACATGTGATCGTACACGTGGAGGAGGCCCACGGTGAGCGCTAGGCTGGAGATGACAACACCGTTCATCTTACGAGCAGTCCACGCGTACGCAGCGATGGTCGCGACGAGCATGATCTGGACAATGGTGACAGCGGGCATCTTAGGCATCACGAAGCGCTTCTCGACAGTTTCAACTTCTTTGACAGGGGCGGGGGCATAAGTTTCCATTGGTTCACCGTATCCGGGCATTTTTATTATCTACGGAGAAAATAATGTGGCCACTGATATTGGTTCCTGTAGGGTTGGTTCTTCATGATTATCTGAAGGCACCAATCGACCGCCTGTATTTTCAGAATCCGCGAAGACCTCTAGTTGGTATGCGAAACACGATCATCGATATACTCAATTGGGCTTCGACCTATTCAGTGAGAGACCATCCAGGTCTATGGCTCATAAAGTTTCATTTTCGAAAGATTCAAAAAGAGTTTCGGAAAGTTTCCAAGAAACATGAGAAAAAATACTTTCATGATCTTGATCCATGGTTTGAGAAGAACGATAACTATTATTTCTACAAAGCGGAAAGTTTTCCACTTTTAAAAAGTCTCATCGACCAGATTCCTTGTATAAACAAAGAGACTGCACTATTCGCCGTTGTTGATGGGCCAATGAAAATTGCACCTCATCGTGCAGAGACAAACCTTTTACTTCGATATCATCTTACTATAGAGGGTGGTGGTGATTGTACACTCTATACTGAGAAAGGACCCCACGTACACAGAGAGGGTGAAGATATCCTCTTTGATCACGCACAATATCATGAACTCGCGAAGACAGATGACGGTAGGCGAGTTGTTTTGATTTTGGATGTTCATAGATGTTTCTGACATACAGCAACATACATATCACTCCCACCGATGAGTTCGAGTTCTGTATTTTTCACTATACGTTTTGTGAATGGACCAGGGGTCTCTTGTCGACAATACATACATAATGCTGACAACTTTGTAACTTCACTGGCAATTGGGATACACTCGAGAAGTTCTCCCCATTTCCTTTGAAACGCATCACCATCGAGACCTGCGATGATGACATCCTTCCCCATATCTAGACAAGTCGTGATAAACCTTTTAAGGTCCGGATAAAACTGTGCTTCATCGATCGCGACAACATCAGAATCCTCAAAATCACACTTCCCTAAGAGTTCGTACAAGTTAAATACTTTATGACAATCAAACTTCACGTTATCATGGGTCTTGAGGACATCATCGGGGGATCGTATGTCTTTTGCAGAATTCACAACAACAATCCGCTTCCCCAGAACTTTGAGTCGCTTCAACCTTCGAATAAGTTCAGACGTCTTACCTGAAAACATGTTCCCCATGATAATTGAGAGACCCATCCTGACTTATTAAAATAATGTTGTATTTTTTATATGGGTCAATTCCACACTTGCACATTCGAGGGGTACAGTGGGTACTACAATCCTAACTCAGGACGTGTGAAATTGGGGAACCGCCTATTTCCCGATATAAAAGTGGCAATAAAATATCTCAGTAAAAGGTAATAATGAACGCCGCTGTTATCACAGTTTTGGTTTTGTTATTGATTGTATTCGGAATGGTCGCAGTTTTTTTTATGATGAGACCGAAAAATGTATCCACATCTGAGGAGGAAGAAACCACATCGCAGGAGGAAGAAACTATTGTAATTGGTGGTAAGGAGACTTACATAAGTATGCCCTCAGCAGAGCAAGTTCCAATGTCCTTCTCAGAGTATCCTGTATATGTGTATGATCGGGATTCAACTAGATTAAACAGTGCCGAGTTCTGGGATAAGAATAAGGAATGTCCCGGGGGAGGCTTTGATTGTCTGTATAGTGAAAAAGTTGTTGATGGTCGCGTTGTCGCTATCACTGACAAAGATGGAAATAATTTTATTCAACAATTTGTTGATGATTTGTATGCTGGTAAACTTCCACTCATTGATGAAATGCTGGAAGAAAAGGAAACGTTTTTAAAAAGAAATAAGCTGTCGAAAGATAACAAGCTTATGAGGAAAGTGGGTCAGGAATGGAAAGTGGTTACTCCTAACCTTGAAGAAACAACAGCGTCAAAAGGTGGTGGGCTCAGTAATTTCATGATGCCAGTTGGACAATATCTTTTAATAACGATGGTGCTTTACAAAATGACTGGAAAACCAAAACCAAAGGTTGTGATTGATTTACCAGCAAAGAAGCGCAAAGCCCCCTTGCCGTCAGTAAGTGTGTCTGCACCATAAGTGGGAACGGGGAAGGCGGTGTCTGCACAAATAAAATAATCATACTAAAGGGTATAAGATGAACCCACAAGTGGTCATCCCCTTGGTGATGATGGTATGTATACTCATTATTGGGATCGTTATATTTGTTGTGATGAGTCAACAAAAAACAGATGATCAGGATGCTGACGAAGAGGAAGAGGAAGAGGAAGAGGAAGAGGAGGGCACCATAGGAGAGGGTGAGATGGACACCATGGGTGATGGTGGAGCAGAGGAGGAGGAGGAGGGCGGTGACCGCAGCCTATTTAAACCCGCCGGAACAATAGAACAAAACGAAGACGGGTCGATCGCGGAACACAAGGGCGGTGGTCTTAGTACCACAACATGGAAAACCGAAAAAAAAGTTATCGGTTCGAACCCGGTAGACTGTGAAGGAAGTTGGTCGGGATATGGCGAATGTTCTACAAAATGCGCAGGAGGTAGGAAAACCAATACCTGGACAACCACGAAGTGGCCAAAAGATGGTGGAAAGGCGTGCCCCAGTCCAAAAGCTTTATACCAAGATTGTGGCTCCGGTTCTTGTTCAGTCAACTGGAATGGGCCAGCTAATACCTCTGGTAAAGCTGAATGGGAAGAGTTTCCTGGTATGAAGTTTATGGGAACTTCTTTAGGTAATGGTGGCGGTGGTGGCAAAGGAGATCTAGCAAAATGTAAACAATTATGTATCGATAATACGTCCTGTGGGGGTATTCAGACAAAGTCTGGAGACACTTGTACTCTTTTTGGTGGAGATGTGACGCCAATGTTTGCTAGGAAATGGTTTAAATCTTACACATTATCGAGAGGATGAAATTATTGGTACCGAATCATTTAGAATTTCTCAGTAAAAGATAAGATGCTTCTCAGTGATGCAGCCATCACCAAGAAGGTTGGGGAACTGCGTAAATCCAAAGGTAAGATCTACGCACCCCTTAAATATTTCAGGGGGCTTACAACTCTCGGGGAAGTTGAGACACGCTATAAGAAGATGCTCAAGCGAGACTACAGGGGATTCAGTACAGACAAGGGACAAAAAACTAAGACTTCCTCCTACACCCAAAAGTTCAGGAAGAGGTATCCAGGTGTTAAGTCGTTGCCAGATATTGCGAAGGCTACTGGCATTCCTCTAAAGACCGTGAAGACCATCTACAACAGGGGACTCGCTGCGTGGAGAACCGGGCATCGTCCGGGAGCCTCTCCACAAGCGTGGGGGTACGCGAGGGTTCATAGTTTCGCCACTAAGGGGAAGACGTATTACACGGCTGATAAGGATTTACGATGATTTATACTCGAACATAATATCTATTATTTAATCCGCAGAGAAATCGATCAACATTATCAATTTCCATATGACGTTTCATTTCGGGGTTTTTTTCAAGGTC